GATTGATACCTGTACCTCTCTCTTACTACGCTGCGCACACTGGACGGTGGGGCGGCGCGGACAAGCTGAACTTTCAGAACTTCCCTAGCCGTGGACAAAATGCCAACAAGTTAAAGAAGGCAATACTCGCGCCCGCAGGTCATGTCATCATAGATTGCGACTCTTCACAAATTGAAGCCCGTGTGCTTGCATGGTTTGCTGGACAAGACGACTTGGTGGAAGCCTTTGCCAAGGGCGAGGATGTCTACAAAATCATGGCCTCCGCTATCTACAGCAAGCCCCGCGAAGAGATAGACAAGCAGGAGCGGTTCGTGGGTAAGACTACGATTTTGGGCGCGGGGTACGGCATGGGCGGCGCTAAGTTTCAGGCACAGCTAAAGACGTTTGGCACGAGCATTGAACTAAGGGAAGCCGAGCGCATCGTGAACACCTATCGGGAAACCTACCCCAATATAAAACAGCTATGGAGTGATGGTGGCAAGGCAATAGATGCCATGTACAAGAAGAAGACCGCCAAGTGGGGAAGGCAAGGCGTAATCACGGTAGGCGCAGACGGAATCATCATGCCCAATGGTTTGGTGCAACGCTACCCGAACTTGAAAAAAGTCAAAGATACGCGAGACGGAAACACTGGGATGCAGTATATTTACGACTCACGCAAGGGCGTGACAAAGCTATACGGCGGCAAGTTGACGGAGAACATTTGTCAGGGTTTGGCACGTTGTATTATTGGCGAACAGATGCTGCTGATAGCTAGGAAGTACAGAGTAGTACTCACTGTGCATGATGCAGTAGCTTGTATCGCACCGAAGGCCGAAGCTGAAGAAGCGATGGCATACGTGATGGAGTGCATGCGGTATGTCCCTGATTGGGCACAAGGCATTCCATTGAATTGCGAAGCTGGATATGGAGAGAGCTATGGAGACTGCTGATATTGTTGATTATGCAAAGCCTTGCATGGACGCAGAGAAAGCCCTGAAAGACGCACACAATGCTGTGTTGGAAGGGAAATTCGATGAGGCCATGACCAAGACTATGGACGCAGTTGTGAGTGTACGGCTGATGTACGGCGCACTGCGGATGATGAAAGACAAAGAACAGGCGTTTGCACAAGCATGAAGCCATCATCATGGAGCTACTCGGGCATCACATTGTTTGAGCAATGTCCCAAGAAGTACTACCACATGCGGGTAGCCAAGGACATTTCCGAGCCCCCGAGTACCGCCATGATGTACGGCACGGATGTGCATGCCGCCGCCGAATACTACATACGAGATGGGGTCCCCTTACCTGAAAAGTATTCATACCTAAACCCGTTATTGGAAAAGCTAAACACGTACCCCGGTCAAAAGCACTGTGAACTTGAGATGGGGTTACAACGGGTGGACGGGCGGCTACTCCCCTGCGCATTCAATGACCCTAATGTTTGGTACAGGGGCATTGCCGACTTAGTAATCATCAGCCCCGATGGGAAGATGGCGCGTATCATTGACTACAAGACAGGCAAGTCCAGTAGGTATGCAGACACCAAGCAGTTGGCGTTGATGGCGGCGTGTGTGTTCTTGCACTTTCCGACTGTCGAACATATTAAAGCTGCCCTGCTGTTCGTGGTAGCGGAAGATTTGGTCAAAGCGGAATACGATGCCCCCGCTGCAATGCACATCTTTACGGAGTTGGATGACATACTGACACAACGTGATGCAGCGTACGAAAGTGAAGTATTCAACCCGAAGAAGAACTTTACATGCAGGGCGTATTGCCCTGTGCTAATTTGCCCTCATAATGGAAGGAGTGAATAATGGCGTACAAGAACAAGGAAGACCGCAACATCAAGCGGGAATACGAGTTGGAAAAGAAACGCGCTGGTGCGCATGAAGCCCGCATGGAGCGGCAACGTGCAAGACGAGCGTTGGACAAGAAAGGCGTTGACCGTACGGGTAAGGATGTTGCCCATGTCAAAGCCCTGTCCAAAGGCGGTTCAAATAAGGACGGTGTGCGGCTTGAGCCCGCATCAAAGAATCGGTCATTCCCAAGGAATGCTGATAGGTCAATGAAGTAATTTGGTTTTTAGACAGCCCCATGAAATTAGGTGCAAGTGCTAGTGGGGCAAGGGGTGCTACCCCCTGCATGAGATAACTGCATCAGTTAACACGGTAAGGTTCCAGCCGCGAGTTAACGGACACCTCGGAAAGACGAGGATAAATTTTCCTCCGAACACCATGTTTGGAGTGCTTACCTATAGGAGTTTGTGTGGAAATCATCGACAACAGAGCCATCTTATTGAAGGTGCGCAACCCTGACCGCATCACAACAGTCATACCCAAAAGCAAAGTAATCACAGTAGGTGACGGGTTCTCAGAAGTGCTGGTGCATTGGGGGCTAGAAGAAGCAACGGTACTGAAGAATCTACGTATTAACGTACCATCACCAATTCACGCTAAGTACAAGTGGCCCGGTTTGTATAAACCGTTTGCCCATCAAAAAACTACAGCGTCATTCCTTACCCTACACCGGCGTGCGTTCTGTTTTAACGAGCAAGGTACAGGCAAAACTGCCAGTGTGATTTGGGCATCTGACTACCTGATGTCCCTTGGGTTCATCAAGCGGGTGCTCATCATCTGCCCCCTATCCATCATGGACTCTGCTTGGCGCAATGACCTGTTCAAGTTCGCTATGCACCGCAGGGTAGATGTGGCATACGGTAAGGCATCAAAGCGTGAAGACATCATCAACGGGGACGCGGAGTACGTTGCCATCAACTATGACGGTGTGGAGATTGTGGCAGACGCTATCCGCAACGGTGGGTTCGACCTGATAGTGGTTGACGAAGCCAACGCATACAAGAATCCCTCTACAAAACGCTGGAAGGTGCTGCACAAGATACTAGCCCCACAGACATGGCTATGGATGCTCACAGGTACACCCGCATCCCAATCACCCACAGACGCATATGGAATTGCCAAGCTGGTCAACCCTGATGGCGTACCAAGAAACGCAGGGGCATTCAAAGATGCCGTGATGAACAAGGTGACGCAGTTCAAGTGGGTTCCCAAGCCCGAAGCGCAAGCTGTTGTTCACCGTGCCTTACAACCTGCCATTAGGTTTACGAAAGAGGAATGTTTAGACCTCCCAGACATGACCTACGTAACGCGCGACGTACCACTTACTGCACAGCAAGAGAAGTACTACCAATTGCTTCGCCGACGCTTAATCGTGCAAGCTGCTGGTGAAGAGATAACCACAGTCAACGCCGCAGCCAGCCTGAACAAGCTATTGCAGTTGTCCGCAGGGGCGGTCTATTCCGACTCGGGTGAGACCGTGCAGTTCGATGCCAGCAATAGGCTTGCAGTCCTGCGGGAAGTCATTGAAGAATCCAGCCACAAGGTGCTGGTGTTCGTGCCCTATCGGCATGGCATTGAGTTGGTAGCCGAAGACCTCCGCAAGCATGGGTACACAACAGCGGTGATTCATGGTGATGTGCCCGTGGGCAAACGCACGGACATCTTTGACAGGTTCCAAACGACTGACACCCCGCAAGTGCTGGTCATTCAGCCACAGGCCGCATCGCATGGCGTGACCCTACATGCCGCGAACACCATCGTGTACTGGAGCCCCGTGATGTCGGTGGAGACCTACCTCCAATGTAATGCCCGTGTCCACAGGGCGGGGCAGAAGAATCCAGCTACCGTGGTTCACCTACAGGGCAGCGGAGCGGAGCGCAACATGTACTCCATGCTGCATAACAAAGTCGATTTTCATAACAAAATAATTGACCTCTACAAAGAAATTTTATCCGATTAGTCTTGACACTGTTAAATTTAGTGCTACTATACGGGTTCCTCTTTTTAAGGAGTGCATATGGTTGAAGACATTTCAGTTGACAGGTTAGTCGCCGCCTACATCAAAATGCGCGACAAGCGAAGCGCAATCCTACGCGATTACGAAGAGCAAGACGGTGCTATCAAAGCACAGATGGAACTTGTAGAGAACAAGCTGATTGACCTCTGCAAAACCCTCAACACCGACAGCCTCAAAACTCAACATGGCTTGGTCTACCGTTCGGTTAAGACCCGCTACTGGACGAGTGATTGGCAATCCATGTACAAATTCATTAAGGAGCATGACATGCCCGAGCTTTTAGAGCAACGGATTAGTCAGACCGGAATGAAACAGCTACTGGAAGAAAACCCCGACCTCATGCCTCGCGGCATGAACATTGATAGAAAGTACTCAGTAACCATAAGGAGAAGCAAGAATGCAAGTTGAAGCATACACCGCAGAGGAAGTCGCAAAGCTATTGCGGGTCTCTCGGCAAACTGTTTACACCTTGATACGCGAAGGAAAGATTCCCCATTTCAAAGTGGGTAATAAGGTGCGCATCAAACGTGTGGACATTGAAAAAATCACCAACACCAACCCCCAACCTCAACCTACAGGAGAAGTTAAATGAGTAACGGCGTAACCGCTGAACAACAAGTACGTATTCATGCCGTTCAATTGGCATTATCGTATTTGAATAGCCCTAAGAATCCAAGCCCCGATAAGGACTTGTTTGCAATTATCGAAGCCCTGTATTTGTTTATCAAAGGAGAAGTTAAATGAGCGAACTGACATTGTTTTCTAAGGGCGGCAACACACTGCCCGCGCACCTGCGCAACCTGCAATTGGATGCGACTACCAAATCCCTGATGGGTGGTTCCAGCGGTGGTAAACGCATCTCTATCAAGGGCGGCGTATTCCGCATGCTTGTCGATGGCAAAGAGATTGCCCAAAACGAAGACCGCGCCATGAACATCGTGGTTGTTGCAGCTAACGAAAACGTATCACGTACTTACTATGCAGACACCTACGAAGAAGGCAAAAACCTTGCCCCCACATGCTGGTCAAACGATGGCATTTCCCCCGATGCAAAAGCAGAGGAACCCCAAGCCAGTAAGTGCGCCTCTTGCCCGCAAAACATTGCTGGTTCAGGACAGGGCCAAAGCCGTGCTTGCCGTTACAGTCAACGCTTGGCTGTGACACTGGAAAACGATATGCAGGGTGATGTATATCAACTGCAATTGCCCGGTCAGTCTATCTTTGGCAACGCTGAAAATGGCAAGATGCCCTTACAGGCATACGCTAAATTCTTGGGCGGTCATGGTATTCCTATCACTGCCGTGGTTACCGAGATGCGGTTTGATACCGCTAGTGCTACACCGAAGCTGACCTTTAAGGCGGTGCGCCCGCTGGAACTTGAAGAGTTGGAGAACGCACAAGAAAAGGGTCAGTCTCCTGAAGCAAAGGCAGCGATTGCCTCAACATCTTCTGCTGTGGACGGTGCTAAGCCGAAGGCCGCTATCGCTGCTCCCACGCCCGTTCAGGAAGCCCCTGCACCCAAGGCCAAAGCCAAACCCGCTGCTGAGCCCAAAGAAGAGGCGGTAGCGGAAGTAGCAGAGCCCACTAAACGCGCTAAGAAAGCTACCCCAACGGACGTAGCTGAAGTCTTGGACGATTGGCTGGACTAATTTTTCGGGGGGAAAGCGGATGCTGGATGGCGACGAGTACGAAAGCCTATGTTGCCAGTGCAGCGAGTACCCCCACCTAATACTATGAACAACAGAGGCTATTCACGTAAGTTTATTGAAGCCAACAGGAAGGCAGACCAGTCCCATCTTGGTGTGCAGCTTGGACGCATATGCATTACGCGAGATATCCCCGTCCAAGATGTTGCTGACTTTTTAGATGTGTCCCGTCAGGCCGTGTATCTGTGGTTCTTAGGCAAGTCATTGCCTCACCCCGCGATGCGCGAGACCTTGCAGGATGTCATCAAGAAACTAAAAGCACGACAACCGTTGTAACTCAGCCCCCCGTCGCCAGCGGGGTTCTGAAATTTTGAGAGCGAACAATGACCTCACGGACTTCTTTTTTCTCTGCCGTGCTTGCGTCCGAAGGGATGTATTGCGTGGTGGGGTTGAAGAAAGGTGTGCCAAAACAAACATTCGTAGAGACAGCCGAGGAGATAGATGGTGTAGTTGATGGGTTGATGTCCCAAGGGTACGACGCATATTTTGGATGTGCCAAGTATGCAAACCCTGTTGATGGGCGCACCATGCAAAACGCAAAATGGTTTAAGTCTTTTTGGCTTGACCTTGATTGCGGAGACACGAAGCCATACGATACGCAGACCACTGCCCTCACTGCCTTACGAGCGTTTGTTGACGCTACCGGACTTCCAAAACCGACTATCATCAATTCGGGGCGCGGTGTACATGTCTACTGGACATTGACAGAAACGATAGGCTACAACGATTGGAAGCCTACGGCTGAAGCATTCAAGAAGTTTTGTGCCCAGCACAGGCTACACGCTGACCCAGCAGTAACGGCTGATGGAGCCCGAATACTCCGAGTACCGTACACCCTTAACTACAAGGACACACCTCCCAACAAGGTCACGGTGGTACTTGAATCACAACCTACAACATTTGATAGGTTCAAGGAAATCATCGGGGCCGGTCAAGTCGATGAAGACCCAACACTACCCTTTGCTACACCAGCGCATCGCCGCCCAATGGATGCAACGACCCGCGCTTTGATGGGTAATAGCATTTCCAAGTTTGGAACCATCATGCGTAAGGCAACTCACGGTAAGAGTTGCGCACAGCTTGTCCACATCTACAAGAACCAGCAAGACATTGAAGAGCCATTGTGGAGAGCGGGGCTGTCGATTGCGGTCAACTGCGAGGACGGAGAACTTGCCATACACAAGATATCCCATGCCCATGATGAGTACGACCCACAGGTAACTAAGACCAAGGCAGATGTATTGCTTGGCAAGCCCTACAAGTGCAGCACGTTTGAGAACCTGAACCCTAGCGGTTGCGCAGAGTGCCCGTACAAGGGCAACATCACTTCCCCTATTCAGATAGGCGCACAGATTGCGGAAGCGAAGGCTGAAGACAATATTGTTGTAATGCGCAACGCTACGTTGGAAGAGGAAATTACGGTTGAAATTCCTGAGTATCCGTTTCCATATTTTCGTGGCAGGAATGGCGGGGTCTATAAGCGGGGCAACACGAACCTCAGCAAGAAGAAGACCACGAAGAAACAAGATGATGTTGAAGAGGACGATGATGAACGTGACCAGCTAATTTATGAGTACGACTTTTATGTAGTCAAACGGCTAACAGACCCCGATGCTGGTGAATCTCTGTGGATGCGCTTGCATATGCCCAAGGATGGGATTCGGGAATTTTCGTGCCCCTTATCAAGCGTTCTCTCTAAAGAGAAATTCCGCGAAGTGATTGCTTACCAAGGGGTCACTGCACTTAACAAGAAATTGGATGCGCTTATGTCATATGTAACACGTTGGGTAAATGAATTGCAGCAGACCGCCGAAGCTGAGAAAGCACGGCAGCAATTTGGCTGGTGCGAAGACGATACGAAATTCGTCATTGGCAATCGGGAAATTACAAATAGCGGGGTCAACTACAGTCCCTCTTCATCTGCTACAGCACACCTTGCAACCATGTACACCAAGAAAGGGACTATCCATGAATGGTCAAAGGTGGCAGACAACTACGCACGTAAAGGCAACGAAGTGCGGGCGTTCACATTGTTCGCAGGGTTTGGGTCGGCCTTGTTCAAATTCACCAAGCTGAACGGGGCAATCATTCATTTGACGAACAACGGGTCAGGCGTAGGTAAGACAACCATCCAGCATATGGTGAACAGCATTTGGGGTCACCCCGTTGAAACCCTGCTGAACCAAGACGATAAGTATTTGGCGCGTATGCATCGTATCTCTGTGCTTGGCAACATTCCCGCAACGATTGATGAGTTGACCAACATGCCCGACTCTGAAGTCAGCATGACCGCTTATGGACTTACGCATGGGCGGGGACGCAACCGCATGCAGAGCCAAGTCAATGCAGAACGGCTGAACATCCTGCGCTGGTCATTGATTGCCATCACCTCGGGGAACAAGAGCCTGTATGACCAGTTGTTCAACCTCAAGGATTTTCCTGAAGGCGAACTGATGCGCATACTGGAATTCAATGTTTCCAAGACCGATGACATGAGCAAGACTGAATCTGACTCAGCATTCAACGGCATGTATGAGAACTACGGCGTTGCTGGTGAGATGTTCATCCGCTACGTCATTGCGAACCTGCCTGAAGTCAAGGAGATGATTGCCAAAATCCAGCGCAAGTTTGACAAGGCAGCGGGCATCACCCAGCGTGAGCGGTTTTGGTCGGCTACGGTGGCATGCGCCCTCACGGCTGGCATCATCACCAAAAAGCTGGGACTACACAACATCGACGTAGCGGCAATCTACCAGTGGGCTGTGGAAACAATTGGTAGGATGCGCGTTGAAGTGCGGCCCGGCGTCACTGGCCCTCTTGCGCATCTTGGATTGTTCCTTAACAGGTACAACAACAACATGCTCATCATCAACAGCACTGTAGACAAGCGTTCCGGTCTTACCGAAGCACCCGTGCGGGAACCCCGTGGGGAACTCATCAGTCGTTTTGAACCTGACACAAAGCAGTTGTTCATCTCTGTCAAGATACTGCGTGAGTGGTGCAGTGAGAACCAAGTTTCCTACAAAGCATTGGTGGATGATTTGAACACCCTTGGGGCCGGGATGGGCATCATCAAGAAAGCTATGTCCCGTGGGTCAGATATGTCAACACCAGCGGTGAGCGCCTTGGTTGTGGATTGCGCAAAAGCAACAGTCTTGAACCCTGAAGACGATTCTTTGCCATCACCGTCCTATGACGATACTGAATAGTGGTGTACCAGTCGTAATAGAATGGCATAAGTTTGTGGTTGGCAGTTCATTCTACATACCGACATTAACACCTGATACGTTAATGGAAGCTGTAGAACGTGCTGCTAACCTGCGGGGCATGAAAGTCAAGTCCCGATTTTGTTTGGAGGGGGCAACTCAAGGCGTAAGGTTCTGGCGGATAAATTGATTTCGTGCTAGAGTTCGCCTAGCACTAATCTCCTTTCGTTTTAGTTGCTCTCTCCTCCCTCTTACCCCGAGTAACCCTCGGGGTTTTTCTTTACTCCATCTCCGCAAGGCTTTGCTCAACCTCGTCGCGGATGCTCTTGGATATCTTGGTGCCGTGGTACAACTCGTTGGATAGCTGCTCCCGCGCTTTCATGGACTTGTTGATGGTCGCATCGGTAATACCCAAGTTGTGCTTGTCACTTAAGGCAAACAGCTTGTCTCGGATTTCATCGGCACGGTCAGTATCGCCCAGCTTGTCCGCAATGTAGTACTGCTTGAGCAACCGCTTGCTCTTCCCGACGGTCGCATCATCAAACTGCTTGGCGTACTGGTTCATCTCCATCTGATTCAGCAAATCGGCAGGGGCAAACCCTAGTACTTGCATGGCAGCGTTGTAGCCGTTGATGTCCCCCATCACAGGGTCACCGCGCAGCGTATTAGCGCCCTCAAAGGCATAGCGTATACCCTTCAACGGATTACGCAGCGCCACAGGCAGCATGGCCTCCACCCCGCGCTCAAAGTGCCCCTCATCCATTAACTGCTTGCCGCGATAGATACTGTCTGCAACAGCGTACGGCGCACCAGCTATGTTGGTCAACATGCTAACCAATGCACTTGCATCAGCCTTGCCGCCTTTGTTTTCGCGGTAAATCAAATCCGTCCAGCCCACACGGTCAGCAATTCCAAGGTTGGTAATGTAGTTCACTGGGCCTTTGTACACCATCTCATGGAGATACTTACGCATCATGGTGTCAAAGTTGTCGTCGTCATCGTCTTGGAAAGCGTCGTACGCCATCTGCACAACCCAAAACAAGGGCAAGCCCTTAACGCCAGCAAACAACCCCGCCATGCCGTATATGCCCGCCAACTGCCTACGCGCTGCTTGCATTTCCTCAACTTGGGTAGGGCTCATGTCCTTGCTTACAGGGAAAGACCGCCGCACGGTATCAAACAACATGTAGTACATGGTGAATCCAAACCGCTTGAACACGGTAAGAACTTTACCCCAGTCACTATGCCCAATGCTAGGGCCGGATACTGCGCTGCCAGCACCATGCGTTAATTCCGTAACACGTACGGCTTTTTCAATTGCCTGCTTTTGGGCTGCGTCCCCAGTAATCCCCTTACTTTTCAGCCGCTCCATTTCCAAGTCAAACGCAGCAACCGCAGTAATTTCACGGTTCATCCGTTCGGTGTGATGCATCATAAAACCTGAAGCGGCAGCGACTTTTTCGTTCAACGGCCTTTTGCCTCCGCTCTCAGACGGGGCGCGTTCTGCTGCTTCTAATGCATCGCGGGCGGTGGAGTTTTGCAAGAAACCAAGCGCCGACAGCCGTTCAATGAGGGCTTTGTACTCAGGGTTTTTCCCAGCGTTCACAAGATTCTCAATGGATAGCATAGCCCGCTCTTCAGACTCTTTCCCATTGATGTCGATGACCTTGCGTTTCAGCCCACTGCTCATGTAAAGATTCAGCGCAGCATGCAAGGCTTTGCGGGAGTTGCTCCAGCCATGTACACCAGCCAAGTGTGGTAACACAACCATCGGTGTCTGCAATGTATTGACAAACGCAGAGGACACGTTGAATGCCAAGTTGAAGTAGAACGAACCCGTGCTGGCGTACCGTGCCCACGCAGAAACATTTGGACTCATCGCGTACTCACGACGGGCTTCAAACTCTTTAACGTAGTCGGCAGCGGTAGTGCTGTCTTCCCCACGCATCTGCCTACCTTTTTCGCTCATCTTATCGACAAGCCCTTGCAGGGTTTCGCTGTACCGCATACGTGACAACTGCCTAGCCGTAGAACTAGACACATTGGAGAAAGCCAGAGCCGGGTCGTTGATGTAACCGGGCGTACCTTTACGTGTCTGAAAAGACTTCATCAGGCTGGTCTCGGGCATCGCGCTGACAATAAGCTGGATGAACTTGTCTATGCCAGCTTCGTCTACACCGTTGTCCTTCATTATCTTGATGATGTTTGCCGCCATAGTGCCAGCAGGGATGTTGCGGGCTTTCAGCGTATCGAACATTGCCTTTTCTTCAAAGCTATTGGGCTCGACTGCATCGGCTTGTTCTAGCTTGAGGCGTTTAGCTTCACGTTCTGCTTGGGTATGGAACATCTCAGTCGTATGCTCTTTGGAACCCTTGGGCAGATACGTCAGGAAGAACGCACCGTCACGATACAACGGCGCATAGTGGCTTATTTTCTTGGACGTAATCTCGTCCATGATTTTGTTGTACGCAGACAGAGCCTTGCCTTGGTCAGTCGGGAACGCTTCCATCAAGTTGTTACGGATTGAATCCTTCAACTCCAAGTACATCGCATCGTATGCTTTGAACAAATCATCGTACAGCGCCTTCTCGTTTGGCTGTAGACGGTCATACTCCGCTTTGAACTCGCGGTACTTGGTCAGCTTTTCAGGGTCGGTAGCGTACTCGCTGGCACTTTTCCTAGGGTCAACATCAAACCGTGTGGACTCATGCACTAGCGTAGCCCATTCCTTGTACCGGCTATTGCTTGGGTCAGCGTAAGCCTCCAACCGCTTATGCAACGGGTGCAGTTTGTTCATCAGGGTCTCGTAGTACCCCGCCATCTCATTCACTTTGTCGGCAAAGTCTATGGCTTCCCTACCCAGCAGCTTGCTGGCGACTTGCCCAAACGCAGACAAGTTGAGGAACCTGTACATTGTCTTGCGCCCTTTAGTGCCCACGGTTTCCGCGCTGGCTAACCAGTCGGTCACACGCTCAGGGGTAAACACCGTACCTGTGGTTCCTACTTGCTGAAGAATCCTGCGGGCAATGGTGGGGTCGTTGATTGCTTGTGAGTACAACGTATCCCCATTGCGGAACTCAGGCGCAGGGCCAACAATTTGGTCAATCAAGGCATCGGTCTTGTCCAGCACGGATTCGGCTTTGGGTTCAGCTTTGGGGGCGTACCCTAACATCTTACGGAACACATTCAAAATCTTGTCCCACACGGACAACTTGGGAGTTGCCGATGGCATCTCTTTCAGTTGCTGACGGAAGTCCTTATTGCTCCAGACCTCGGCAACAAACTCCTGCAAATTTCTTGCACCATACGCACCATCAATCCTGCTCTTGACTTCATCGAACAAGGCTTGCAGTTGTTTGGTAACTGGGTGGGAAGGATTAGCCAAGAAATGCGACACGGCGGCATGGGTAGCCTCGTGCAATATCTCGTACTCGGTGGGGTTTTCTCGATAGTAGATAGTGTTCGTCTTGGGGTCAAACTTAGACTCTTTGGCCCCGTACTCAATCTTCGTATCACCAATGTATTTAACAAGCGTACTTGCCACACGTGACACAAAGTCTGAAGATTCAGACTCATCAAGAAGTTGTAGAGCGCCAACCAAATCACCGCGACGCAAGGCAGCATCAACAACGGGATGCGGTAAGTCATGCATGCTGGCAACTTCAGGCGAGGCAAGCAGCACGGCATCCGTATCTGCAACTTCGTCCATCTCAAGGAACTCCGAACCCATAGGGGTTTCCATCAATTTCTTGGCGGCTTGCCGTCGGTTCTTTATAGCCCGCTTGCCTTGTGTAGTACCAAGGTCAAGTTTGATGTCCATCATCGCGTCTCTTTTGGCACGGTTCTCATTGATATCCGTACCTTCACCCGTCTTACCTTCGGCGCGGTTTTCTTCCTTGAACTGTTCTTCAGAAGCAGCTTTGATGTTCTGCTGTTTGTTTATTTTCTTGGAGAACGCAGCAGAGCCAGCCTTTTCCTTTTCGTACAGTTTGATGTGGTCATCCAAGTGCTTAATGCTTGTAGGAGACAAGTTTTCACGTACCCAGCTTTCAGCCAGTTTAGTCTTGCCACCGCCTTGCCCTTTGAAAAAGGCAGCTTCTTCCGGTGTATGGAAAGTAGGTTCTGGGCCTTCAGCAGACTTTTCAAACGCCTTCATCTTGGCGTTTCTGTACGGGGTACTTTGATGCACCAAATCATTCGCTATAGAACGAATGGCAAGTTCAGGCACTACCTTACCGAAATACGATTTCGCGGCGTTCTCTTGTTCAGTCAACTTGCCTTTCTTACCCAACTTCTCATGGACAATGTTGAGGTCATCTTCAAACTTCTGAGCAAGCAAGTCCTTTGAAGACGCACCATACTGGGGCTCTTCTGCTTTGGGTTCAGCTTTGGGTTTCTCTACCTTCGGCGCTTCCACCTTCGGTTCCACCTTCGGTTCCACTTTCGGTTCCACTTTCGGTTCCACTTTTGCCACTACGGGCGCAGGAGTAGGAGCAGCGGCGGGGGCTGGCTCTTCTACCTTTGGCTCTTCTACCTTTGGCTCTTCTACCTTTGGCTCTACCTTTGGCTCGGCTGTAGGGGTGACGGTAGTTGTGGCTGGGGCCGCTTGTTGTCCTTGCGTTTCTGCTTGGACGGTTTCAGTGGGCGTAGTGACACTCGGTGCTTCCTTTTTCTTTTCTTTCAGTGTAGTGGGCTTAGGTGCTTTTCCAACATCAGCGACTCCAGCATTCGGCTCAGCAGGAACCACTCCATTTCGTTCAGGTGCCGCAGTTCTTCCGGGGGCTCCAGTTCTGGCTGCGTCAACCACAGCAACGCTTGCTCCACTTGGCTCACTTCTAGGTTCTGCAACATCGCTTACTCCAGTCTCAGGTGTAGGGCCAAGAAGTTTAGCCTCTTTAGCGTAGCGGACATCGACAGTGTGGCCTGACGCTGCCTTGAATGCTTCTACCAACTCCACATCAGTTAAGGCTGGATTGGCTTGCAGCAACCCCTGCATCTGCGTAATGGCAGAAGCCACGATGGGGTTGTTCTTCTCTGAACCCTTCAAGTAAGTTTCAGGCCCCAGCAGCTTGGCTTCTTGCGCAAACCGAATGTCAGGGACGATGTTGTGCTTGTCTGCAATAGCCTGAACAAGCTCCTGCTCTGAGATGTCAGGGTTGTCGGTGACCATCTTGCGCATCTGCGCCAACGCAGCAACAGACGTAGGGTTAGCCTTGTCCGCTTCGTTCAGATAGGTAGACGGAGGTGGAGGTGGTACGACAGGGGCTACTTCAGCAGCGGGTTGAACCGCAGGTTGTGCAGTGGCTTGTTGCGCAGCGGCTTGCTCAGCCTGCTGTCTATTGAACTCGCCCTTCTGTGCAAAGCCTTGTGCCGCGCCGCCGGGTACACCAAATGCACCGCCACCGATTGCCCCTTTGACGAACGACTCTTTGTACCGCGCCATGTTCTCAGGGCTGAACAACGCCTTTGAACTACCAGCAACCTGTTCAGCATACGCAGCAATACCTTCTTGGGCGCTCTCTGTAAGCCCTTCGGTCAACGCACTCTTAGCTGCTTCCTTGCCAATAGCTTTCCACACGCTGGGGGCTGCACCGGTATTGCGGGCAATTGCCTCAATGGCCTTCAACTTGCCATAACTGCCTAGGTTCCCAAGGATGCTTGCAGGAAGCGCAGTGTCCAGTACGGAACTGATGCCACCAGCCAACGCAGCAATCGTAGGTTCAAGTTTGCCGGTTTCCCGATAGATGCCTTCAAACACCTCGGGCACGTTCTGCGCTGCGGAACCAAGGTACAAGCCACCGACTTGCCCAATACGTCCAGCACTTTGCGCCCCCTTTTCCACCAACGCTTTGGCAGCAACTTCTCCTAGCCCACGTTCAGCAGCGACTTTGGCAGCGGAAGATGCACCCAGCCTAGCCCCTGCGGCTTCAAGCCCCACACCGGGGATGAGTGCAGTACCAACACTGGGCAACAACTCACCAAGCGTTTCCGCACCGTACTCTAGGGCTTCCCTTGGGCTGCTGATGTCTTTGTAGGAGGCTACACGGGTAGGGTATTTCTCTTGCAGTGCAGTACGTGCTTCCTGTGCTTCTGCCATCTGCTTCTTGGCGTAGTCATCGAACCCAAGCGCACTAGCCGCCATAGCGGGCAGCGTGTCCGTGATACCAATGCCAGTTTCCCCCAAGCTACGCGCTGCGCCCTGCTTGGCAATTTCCATAAGCCCCATCTCGCGCTTAGGAAGTTTGAAGTTATATT